TTCCAATCCAACAATTGATTCCTCAGTTGGTTGATATACAACTGCATCACCTTGAATAAACTTTATGGATTCTGTTGGTGGTAATGGGAACTTTAAATAATTAAATCTTCCTGCAATTAAAGTAGAAGGTGTATCAAAAACATCAGGGTTACTTTCAACTGAGGCACCTGTAAATATACCACTTATTACATTTAAGTTTATATCATAACTAGGAAGAGAATTAGAAGCGACATATCCATCTACATCATTATCAGTATATACATTCAATACATCTGATATAATTTTATTATTTCCTTGTTTGATCTCAATACCTGTGCTATTTGCTTTTTTTAATACCCGTCGTATATCATATAATTGATTAGCGACTGTTGTAAATCCACCTAAATTAGTTGGATTTAATACGTTTAATCCAATATCTATATTATTAACATTAAATGTGCCTTCTATTCCAAACTCATTTCTTTTTAATATTTCAAACAAGTCATTTTTGTTTATAGATGATTTATCAATTTTAGTTCTTAATTTAAATGGATTAGTTTCTTCAACTTGAAATCTTGAACTAGTATTATATTTCCATGAATTAGCAAAAATTTGTTTATAATTTTCATTATTATTAAATATTTTTTCACCTACATTTTTGACAAATACTTCTTCTCCTTCATTAATAAGATTAATGTCTGATACAGGAATTAAATCAGATAACACACCAGTTATACGTAAATCTACTCTTTTTGATAGATCTCCGTTTTCATAACCAAATATAGTTTCATTTATTCTAATATTATCAGTTTTACTTATTGGGTTTTTAATACCTGTACAACCAAAAAACTGATTAACTGATTTAGAAGTATAATCTACAACATTATCACCACTAATAAATGTTCCAGTAGCACCAAACCCAACGGTAGAGTCAACTGTAACAACATCAGAGTTTATTGATACATTTTCAATTGATTTTGTATTACCAGGAACTGTAAAAACACCTTCAATAAGATCTCTATCACTAAATCCTACAAAAAGAGATATTTTATAATATGATTTACCTAATCTTGTAAATATTTCTACTTCAGATATTGATCCATTTGTATTAACATCATTTGACTTAAATATTGTTTGTCCTACAAGATTTTTAGGTTGACCATTTGGTGTTATTAGATCAGCAACAATCACCTCTCTACGTATAAATTCAGAACTTGAGGGTTTAATTAGATTATTCTCTAAATCTAAAACTTTAGAATCTACACCATATAATACCCTGAGTAATATCTTTATTGACTCTTCAATACCCTTTGATTGATAAAAAGAACGTGCAAATTTAACAAAATTACCTATATTAAGATTTTCTGCAAAAGTATTTTCCTCAAAACCAGGTAAAAAAGTTTTCTTTAATTTTTTAAAGAATTCTTGTAAAAATAATACTGATAAATTTGTTATCTGTGATCCTGTTGCATGAGAGGTTGCTGATGTCTCCTCAAAAGTTAATTTCTCTTTATTAACATCTACTAAAGAAGAAGAAACACCAACATTATATCCTGTAACACCACTAAAACCACGAATACAATCCGTAAAAGATGTTGCTGTTTTACCCTTATAAGAAATTATTTCATTATCAATCTTTAATAAACCATATTCATCAGGAAATCCATTGGTACTACTCACATTAATAGTTTTATCATCTGCGTTGATTTCAGATGTAATTGATGAGATACCAATAACTACTTCTGGAATTAAATTGTCTACTTTTATATACTGATCAAAATTACTTAATAAATCAACAGCTCCACCTTGAAATTCAAGTGAATTATAATATTCTTTAAAGAGTTCTACAGCATTAGGAAAATCAACCCGAATGAATTCTGGTAATTGGTGATCGATTATCTCATTGACTTGTATTCTTTTGTCAATTTGTGACATAAATTATTTCCTCTCTAGAGATCCGTTTGAGTAACTTGATGTGAAGAAATCTCTTGTAAATGTGATACCTGAAATGTCTTCTCCTGAAGCAATTACGTCCTTCACCATATTTATGGTGCTATTTGATACCTCTAAACTGACAAATAAATCTTTTAATCCCACAACATCATTTGACTCTGGAAATGCTTGTACCTCAATTATATTATTTTGTAAAGTAGTTGATGTTATATTAATTGTATTCAGAATTACCTCACCTTTCATATAATCGACTCCACCAGCACCTTTTGCTAAAATCACTTGTTGTCCTTTATTATTAACACTAACGACACTTAAAGTTCCCTTCATAGACCCGTCTAAATTTCCTGATGCGTCTTTATTTGGCACATCTGTTAAGAAACAAATATCATCAAACCCACTTATCTTAAAACCAGTGCTTTTTATATTGAAACCAGCTGGATTAATATAAAAACGATTTCCAAAACATAATTCATATTGAGCAAAAGAGTTTAATGCTACTTTCAAGTCTCTTCTTATGATGATTTTTGTAATATTTGATGTTATAGCATCATCTGTACGATCAATTAATTGGTTGATTTTACTATACTTAAATCTTCCACCAAATTTGTTAATTTCAACGTTATTTGCGTATTGTTGCAATGATTCGATTATAGATGTTTTAAGATTATCGACTGAAGAGACTCGTGATGGATTATAATAAACATTTGATTCTAATTCCACGTACAAGATCTTAAGATCAACTATTTCACTATTAATACCTGCAATCGCATATTTTTTAAGTTTAGATTTAATTTGACTTTTATCAAAATCAGATACAAACGTACCACCTACAGGTTTAATACTAATTTGCACCTTTCCGAACTGAGGAGGATCTAATTCTTCACCACCGATAACTGAAACTGACTCAGTTCTTGGAAATATATCTCGAATAATTGCTTCGTAATCTCTTGGTGTAACTGCTCTGTACTGTGCTGAATATAGACGAGGTGCAAGATACTTAATTGATGATATACTCTCGACTTCTGCACCGTTCTGTGCCCTTCTGACGGTGAATACACTCACATTATCAGATGGTGTAAAAAATCCTTTATCACTAGTAAAAGTTCCTTGAAAATTAAATTTTTCAGGTCCATTTCCTTCAACACCACTAGTTACAATATATGATGCTGTAATAACTTGACCACTTTGTAATTTTTTACCTATTATTCCATCACCAAATATTAATTCAAATTTACCATCCTGCACTTCTTGTGTTAAATATATTTCCGAATTTTTATCGATTTTTAATATGTTATCAACTTGCAAATATTTGTTAGTTGTTCCATTAAATGAAACTTCTACCCTTAATGTTGAACTATCAATATTTTCTGCACCAATGATAAATCTATCATCTGAGTTATCAGTAACCACAAATTGATTAGTAATGTATACACCCTCAAATACTGTTATATCATTGTCAAAACGAGCAAATGAATTACCATCTTGTGTAAAAATATTAGTTGTTGTAATATTATCTGGTATTGAAAAAGTAAATGATGTATTCTGAGAATTACCAACACAAACAAGTCCAGAGCGTAATGTAAGAAATTTAGGAGTTGATGTGCTTGTAGGTCCAAGATCAATATCACTCAATCTAATTGTCGCTTGTGCAGATGATTTTGAACGTGGTATATAACCTATATTTCTTGCAAGAGATACAACATTCTCACGTATTGTTGCAGAGTCTAAAAATGACTCATTTGCCACCAAATTAGCATTAAACGCATTAATGTAAGTATTGTAAGCTAATGTATCAATAATTATTGAAAAGTTAGAACCTTCAAAGTCAAAATCTGTAAAAGTGGTATTAGATCGAAGAAAAAGTTTGATTTGTGCTTTGATTTGATCAAAGTCTAAACTTGTAAACTGAGTAAAGGGCATATTATCTCGTAGGTTCTAGAATAAAATTGAAAGATTGAGTTGGAACTTCAAGACCAACTATGTCAAAAGTAACTTTTATATCTAAAGAGTTAGAATCAGGCAAAGCATTTACTACAACATCAAGTTTACCGACTCTCGGTTCAAAATTTCTTACTGTGGTACGTATTTGATCTTCAATTACAATAGAAGTTGACTTTTGATAGTTGTTGAACAACATATCACGAACATCAGTTCCTAAAATTGGGTTAAAAAATCTTTCTGTTGGAATGGTTTCAACTAAATTACGAACAGATCTGACAATCGCACGTTCATTTGTCAATACTGGTGCATCTTTTGTCACTGGATGTGGTGAAAAAGACAAACTTATATCCTTAAATGCTCTAGATGTGCGTTGAATCGCCATTATTGGTACTTTTAGATTTATTTATACCCTATCTTTCATAATCATTCATGATATAATCATCACTATCAAAGTAATTAAGTATCCACCAAGCAACTGATCGAGGATTTTTGCCTCCACATGTAAAAATATCAATTGCAACACATCGTTTTTCAGGCCAAGTATGCACAGTGAAGTGACTTTCAGCAAGTGTGATGTTTACTGTCACTCCTTGAGGGTCAAATTCATGAACAAAACAGTTAAGTAACTTTAATTTCTCTGCTTTAACTGCTTTTACCATTTCATTTGCAATTTCAGTGGGATTTGTCAACTTATTTACGTCTACATTATAGACTTCTGTAAGTAAATGAGTGCCCATATGAGCATTTTTAATGTTTTTCATTCTAATTCTGGTTCGATGTGAATTTCGACAACCTTG